CTTTAGTAGACAATTTAAGCCCTTGTTTAGCCCTCGTAAGAAGGGGTGGTCAATGGGTGAAGCAGATGGATGCTTTATGACAGGCCATCATATGCTTATGGCAGATGGTAAATGGAAGGAAGTATCTACTGTGGCAGTGGGTGACAAGGTGTTGTCCTTCGATGAGAATAGGGAGGGTACTGCTACTAGAAAACTACGCTATGGTGTAGTGGAGCATACTAAGCAGAGGAGAGTACTGTGTTATAGAGTGCACTTAGAAAATGGTGTTAAGCTGAATGTAAGTGGCAATCATCAATTCCTAGGATGTGATAAGCATAGTAATGCACTTAAATATATAACACCTAATGACATGTTAGCTAGTAATAAAACTTTTTATGTATCTAAGTTTTGTGACACCTATCACTATGGAGGAAATCAGGTAGAGTGGGGAGCATTGGGAGGTATGCTTGATTGTGATGGCTCAGTAAGTCATGACAAGATGCAGATAACACAATCAGTAGCAAATCCTGTAGATGCTAGGATAAGAGAAGTGTTGGAGACACTAAACTTTCCTATAAGGCAGTATAATTTTAGGAGGAGTGCACTCTCTACTGCTGATGTAGTTAGTTATAACATTACAGGCATAGCTAGTATGTTACGTGTAGCAGCGTTGAGTGGCAGTATAAAAGCTAAGCTAAACTTCTTGCCTAGATTAGAAGGCAAGGCTATGAGTAGGAATAAACGCATAAAGGTTGTAGATGTAGAGTACTTAGGACAACGTCCAGTACACTCAATACAAACTAGCACTAAGACCTATATAGTAGATGGCTACTGTAATCATAACTGTCAACTAGAATTTAGAGTGGCTGCATTCTTAGGGCAGTGTCCTATAGCAACACAGGCTATTGTTAACAACTTGGATGTACACACGGATACAATGAACGTGCTGGCAGAGGGAGGGCAGATAGAGACACGGCAGGATAGCAAACAGCATACGTTTAAGCCCTTATTTGGTGGTATGAGTGGTACTAAAGCAGAAGTGGCATACTACAAATGGTTTGCTAGTCACTACTCAGGCATAGCTAAGGCACAGCAACGATGGATAGATAACGCTCAACGTACTAAGGAAGTCAAGATGATACATGGATTCAAGTTCTTCTTTCCTGACTGCCATATGCAACAGAGTGGGTATGTAACTAACAGCACTAATATAAAGAACTACCCCGTTATAGATTAGCGGCCTACCTTAGTAATAAGGTAGTGAAGAAGAGATTGAATTCAGGGGAAGCCTAAGTCATTTGATATGGTAATCCTGAGCTAAGCCGTAGACAACTGTTGTTTATTATGGTACAATACTTCCTTATTATATGAGGAGGTCTTATGCCTAATAAAGTAATACTGGATGAAGCAGTACAACAACGTTTATTTGATATGTACACCAACAGAATAGCTATGCACCGTATACAGGGCAGGTTAGGTATATCTTACGTAACACTACGTAGGTACTTGGCTACCAAATATACATGTGCTGAGATAAAGAGTAGAGCTAAGGAGCTTTTAGCTATATCTAAGTTAGGAGAGAACAATCCTATGTATGGCAGGTGTAGAATGTTACATCATAATGCTAAGCCGCGTACAACGAACAGTGCAGGCTATATAGAGGTGTTCTCCCCCTTATGGTATAAGGGGAGTACTGATGGTAACAAGGTGTATGAGCATATAGTAGTGTACTGTGCTACACATGCTCTAACACTTATACAGGAAGGTTACATAGTACATCACCTTAATGGTGATAGAACTTACAACTGCCCTAGTAACTTGTTACTTATGACTGTTAGTGACCATATTAAATATCACTGGTTAATACGTAAAGGTGATACGGAAAGTGCAACGACTATCCTTAATAGGAGTAGGGTTCAAGAGAACTCGAAGCGGTCTCCATCCTAAGGGATGATGATATAGTCTGGCCTTATAGGAAACTATAAGAGGTGTATCGGAATCGGGCACACCGCAACACAAGCGACAACACTTTGCAACGGCAGAGATTATACCAATAGCAGTGGTGTACATGTGGCATGCTATGAGAGACATGGAATCCTTTTTAGTTAATACTATACATGATTCAGTCATATCTGAGGTACATCCTGAGGAACATGAACTGTTCACAGAGTATAGCTTGCATGCCTTCACTACTTGTGTGTACCACTACCTTAAGGAAGTGTACGGTGTAGAGTTTAACGTACCATTAGGGATAGGCGTTAAGATTGGGGAGCCTTATTGGGGTACAGGACAAGAGGTTAAGTGTGTGCCTATGCCTCCCTACTCTATGAAAGGTATAGACTATAAAGAACTGATAACGGAGTGGGTATATGACTAACGAAGAGATTAATATTAGTATAAATGTACTAACAAAGGTGGTAGAAGTATTTGAAGTAGCAGGAGCACCTAATGAGCACCCTGTATGTATTAAAACCCATAAGTGTATGTGTGAGTGCATGCGTGGATTCATTGAGGTGCTTAACTCTAAAATAGTGGAGGATTAACATGACTATACATAGTCCTTGGGCGTTTACTGAAAGTGAGCAAGATAAAGCGAGAGAGAATATGCAGGAATTAAAGGCGTTTGGTTTAGTTAAAGGAACAGATTATACAATTAAAGTTACTTCAGGATATGCACACTTTAGGTATACCCTGATGGCACTAACGACTAAGGCTAAATTATTAACAGCTACACAAGCAGCACTTGTAGCTGCTGGAGGTAATCTCTGCTTTGGCGGTAGAGACTTCTCTAAGGACGGTGATATATACACGGGTATTGTGCATACTGATTAGGAGGACTAATGGGTAAACGAATGGCAGTAGTGTACAACAGGTGTAGCAGGTACAATGATGTACAACTGATACCTATAGGCACCAAGTTCAAAGGTGTAGCTAGTGGTACAGGTGGTGTGTTCATCCGAGGTACTAGCCTAGCTAAGGCATGTGGTGTGAAGGGTAAGTTTCCTTGTAAGCAGTACTTATTTGTACTAGGCAGAGATAACAGTGAATTTGAGGACATAACCAATGAAGATTAAATTAATAAAGGGTAGCTTTAATACGGACAGTGACTTCTCTAAGTTTAACTATGATGCAGTGTTAGACGCAACTGACGAGGCTTATGGTGCTGATGTACGTGTTAGTAGTTTAGAGGCAGAGGGGGCTGTTATAGATACTAGTGGTGCAGATATTACAGAGTACCGTGATGTATTTTATTTCTACTTTTCAGCAGGTGCTGCCTGTGTTATGTTTAACGAAGAGTATGAGGTGGTAGAGGAGTAGGCATGGCATATGTACGTATAGTAACCAATAAGAATGGCACTGTCTTGCGTAATATAAAGATGGCAGGACATAGCACTAGCGCAGTAGACCAAGCAGCGGTAGCTCTAGAGAGTATCATCTGTGAGGAACGTGGGATAGTGCATATTGAGGTAGATTATGAAGACTGTGATGATAGCAAAACAATTTAAAGGCGGAACAATATGAGTGATAGAGTAGAAGGGATAGTAGCAAAGATTACAGAGAAGCCTACCAGAAATGGTGGCACAATCTACAACGTATGCTTAGAGATAAATGGCGGAGAGGATGAGTGGTTTGGTCATGGATTTAATGAGCCAGAGTTCCAAGAAGGAGATGAGATAGAGTTTGATATATCATACAACGGAGATTATGCCAATGTGGATACTAACACGGTTAATATTCTTAGTGAAGGCGGGGGTGGTAGTTCTAGCACCAGTAGTAGGGGGAATAGTAGGGGGTCTACTTCTCGTAGCAGTAGTCGTAGCAGTAGCACAGGTGGCAGCTCCTCACGCGCCAAGCCTAGCAGAAGTAATAGCAGAAGCAGTAAGCCCTCAGTAAGAGCTAAGCCTGCGGCTGATGATACTAAGATGAGCAAGGATGATTGGCAGAAGAAAGATAACATGATACGTAGACAGGCATGCATGAACACCGCTATAGCTTTAATTAGCTCCGCTGTTAGTAATGAGTTAGTGTCCCTGCCTACTAAAAAAGCTGACAAGCTTGATGCTTATATTGCCTTATGTGATGAAGAAGCTGTACGTTTGTACGACCAGTATGAGGAGCAAGTGCACGGTGCTCCAAAGAAAGCTAGCAGAGGTCGTAGTAGTAACGCTGACTACGATGATGATATTCCTCAGTAGCACAACAACTAACTAAATGAGGGGGAATGCTCCCCCATTAGGAGGGTACACATGGAAAAACTAACAGTTAAAGAACTAGCAGTATACATATTAGAATTTGTAGAAGCAGTAGCCCCACAACTAGCATGTTGCCTGACATATGATACGGAGGGAGAGCCTGAGATAACTTACCTCAGTGTTAATGATACCCTTGCTATGTGGAGTCAGATAGGAGATTGTGCCTATAGTAGCATGTTCATGGGATGGTTGATGGCTAAGGGAATATCACCAAAAGCTAGCAATCCTTACCTCGTAGAGAAGGCTGTGTTCCTAGCCTTAACAGGCCATGAGAATAATATCATAAACTTTTCTGACTATTATGGAGCAGATGATGCCACGCAAAAGCTTAACTAAGAAAGAGAGAGTGTTAGTTAATGATGCAGATAGTAGTGTTTATGCCATTGGCTTTATGACTGAGACTAAGACACACTACCTCACTGATGCAGCAGGTAAGATAGTATGGCAGGGCAATAAGAAGATTGAGCTTAACAAGTGGCAGAAGAAGTGTGACCCTATGAAGCTGCTTGACTACGACTACACAGTAGAGGTGGCACCTATTAGCCATGCCTTAGCATCAGCTAAAGCTTTTGTAGCTAATATACTAGAGTACACAGGTTGTAAGCGTACAATTCTACTACTCACAAAGGGGGGTGATTGTTTCAGACATCACTTAGCTACCATTCAGAAGTACAAGGGTAACAGAGATGGCATGACTAAGCCTGTACATTATGATGCTATCCGTGAGTACTACAGAGACGTACATGGTGCAATGATGTTTAGTAAGTGGGAGGCAGATGATGCTGCCTGTATGGCATTGCATAAGGGCAGTACACGCCCCGGGTGGGAGTACGTGCTGTCCACTGTAGACAAGGACTTAGCACAGCAGCGAGGTAAACATGTCAATCCTAACAAGAAGGATGAGGGTGTGTATGTTATAGAAGAAGCTGAAGGCTGGTATAACTTCTATCACCAGATGCTAATGGGAGATGCAGCTGATAACATCAAAGGACTGAAGGGAACCAAGCAGTGTCCCGGTGTAGGCAAGGCTAAGGCACATAAGTTATTAGAGCCTGCGGGGGATAACATAGGCATGATGTGCCAGATAGTATATGACCAGTATGTTATTAAGTATGGGGCTGAAGAGTTTAAGTATGTGCCATGGTGGGCAGGTACAGAGGAGTTCCTTGATAAGCCCCGACTCCTGACAGGCAGTGCACTTAGTATGTTTAGAGAGAATGCAAACTTACTGTACATGTTACGTACTCCTGACGACCAGTATATGCCCCACACTGAGCACTTACTGAGCCAATGGATTACCTACCCTAATGGTACAGTGGAGCAGTTCTTACCTGAGGAGGAAGAGGAAGATGAAACGTAAGCAGCGTAATGAAGTAACAGAAGAAAAGAGTAGACCTAACGTAGCTATCAAACCTTGGAATACTAAGCAGCGTGACTATCTACATGCTCTACAGAATAGCACGTTAAATATAGCAACAGGCAGTGCAGGTACAGGTAAGACTTACTTAGCTGCCTCCGTAGCAGCACAAGACTTAGCTAATAAGAGGATAGGGCGTATAGTTATTAGTCGTGCTAATGTAGCAACAGGTAAGAGTCTAGGGGCATTCCCCGGCACAGTAGAAGAGAAGATGGCACCATGGTTATTGCCTGTCACTGATGTACTACAATCACATCTTGGTGCAGGGTTTTATGCTTATGCATTAAGGACAGGGGTGATACAGTTTCAGCCTATTGAAACTATACGTGGACGTTCATTTGATAATGCAGTGGTGTTGATAGATGAGGCACAGCAGCTCACTAAGCACGAGCTTATGGCTATTGTTACACGTATAGGCAGGCACACACGCCTTGTACTAATGGGAGATAACAGCCAGCGGGACACTAAGGCCAATGGATTGGAATGGCTAATAGCATTGGCAGATAAGTATAAACTACCTGTAGAGCTACATGAATTCAATAGTGATGATGTAGTACGTAGTGACATATGTAAGCTATTCGTTAAAGCATTTGAACAAGAGGACAACAGGTAATGGCTAAAGTATTAACCGATGTAGATGGTACTACTCATCTTAGAGGTAAGGCAGACAGCAGCCTATGTGGTGAGCTAGTAGATGGCAAGATATTAGGGGGTGCTGTTACTGATGGCATATTGACATGCCCTGAGTGTGTCAAGATAGCACTACATGCAGTAGAGCTAGTAACCAAGGCAGAGAAGCGAGAGTGGAGGAAGCTGTGATTAAATTACACATTGAAGAAGTGGTAAATGGTTATATAGTATATACAGACCACGCAAGGGAGGGTTACATGCCCACAGCGCGGCATATAGCTACGGATGTACATGCATTGGGGCTGCTGATTAAACAGCTAGCCGGAGCAGAAAAGCATAAGCAGTGTCAAGCTAAGAGGAAGTTATAATGCAACTAGTACAAGACTTACTACAGTTTGAGATAGATACACCTAGTGACGAGGAACTGCGTAACCGTAAAGGTAACAAGCAAAAACGACTTGAACGTATTGAGAGGGATTCCTAATGGCAACACGTAAACCTGCAGCTAGAAAACTAACAGTGTACAAAGCAGCTACAGCAGAGCTTGTAGCATTTGAAACTAAGTATGAGACAATTGTAATAGACTGCACCACCCCTACAGGAATGAAGTCAGCTAAGGATTGTCGTAAAGAGATACGTGATGCACGTAGTAACTTAGAAGACTTACGCAAGGAGACTAAAGCTCCTGTGCTAGCCAAAGGAAAACAAATAGATGCAGAAGCTAAGGAAATTATATCAAGGCTTGATACTCTCTTTAACAAATTTGATAGTGAGATTAAGGCTATCGAAAATAAGAAAGAGATTGCTGCAAAGAAGGCGACAGCAGAGGCGTTAGCTAAGGAGAAGTCCCTTGAAGAGAGAGAACAAGCAATCATTGCAAAAGAAATTGAGCTTGGACTACGAGAGCCTGATGAGGCAACTAGAGATGGCAGCTCTGAAGGGAGCAGTGATACTTGTAGGGCTACTAGCATTAGTGGCGTGGTGGAAACTACCACTGTAGCAGTTGCAAGCACCATCTGTGAGCCTCACATTAAGGCAGCAGCAGAGAGATTACATGCACTTAAAGCTATCCGTAGCCTAATAGAGCCAACAGATGCACAGCCTTGTGGAGCTATTGACGAGGCTATAGCACAGCAGCATGATGAGGTGTTAGCAGAGGTGTGGGAGATAGTGGATGCCTACCAATAGAAAAGTTAAGGGGTATATATTTAAAACTAGGAT